CGCTGACATGGGAAAGCATGAAGGGCCGGCGTTGCTATATCGGGCTCGACTTGTCGTTTACGACGGACATGTCGGCGCTTGCGCTATGCTTTCCAGATGAAGACGGCGGCGACGGTTTTGATTTGCTGGTTAAGTATTGGCGACCCGAGGAAGGGCTCGCCGAGGCCGTCGACGGCGATAAAGTTCGCTATGATATTTGGGCAAAAAACGGCGATATAGACCTAACGCCGGGCAAGGTCGTGCGGCTCGCACCAATTGGCCAGACTATAGGGCGCGCGCTCGACGACTTTAACGTCGTCGCGATTGCATACGATAATTATCGACATAAAGAACTAGCCGACATGCTCGCCGACATGGGCGTCGTCGGGCCCATGATAGAACACCCGCAAGGCTTCCGGCGCGGGACTATTCCGCACCCGAACTTACCAAACCAGAAAATCGAAAACCCGTTGTGGATGCCTTCAAGCTGTCAGGAATTCGAAAACGCGATAATCGAAACGCGCGCGCGGATCGCGATTAATGCCGCTTTGCGCTGGAACGTTTCTAGCGCCGTTGTGCGCGACAACCCGGCCGGCACCGACGATTGGATTTTCGACAAGCGGCGCGCAACGGGCCGAATCGACGGCCTGGTCGCGGCGGCTATGGCTGTCGGCGCGGCGAAAGGCATAGATAATTGGACGTTGCCGGCGTCGCCTTGGGAAGATCCCTCTTATACGCTGCAGAAAGTTTAACGCATGGCCGATTCTTTGCTTTCCCGCGCGCGCTCACTCTTGCCGGCTCGCCAATCCCGCGGCGCAACGTCAATTGAAACGAACGGCGTTGAAATCAATTCGGAAAGCCTTTTGCAGATTTTCGGAATCAATTCGAACGGCGAAGTTCGAATAACCGTCGAAAAAGCGTTGCAGGTTCCGGCCGTCTGGAACGCCGTCAATTTCCTGTCGGGCACGCTCGCCGGCCTGCCGTTGCCAGCCTATCAAAAGAAGACGAACGGCGACCCGGAAAAAATCGGCGGCGCGGTTCATGCGCTGATGAATTACGCGGCTAATGACGAAATGTCGGCGCACCAGTTGCGCCGATGGTGCTTTGATCGCCTGTTTAGTCGCGGGCGTTGCTTCGCCTGGATTGAGCGCGACCAGCGCGGAAACCCTGTAAACCTTCACCCGATGCATTATGACCGCATGAAAGTGCAGCGCGTCGGCGGCGTGAAAAAGTACGTTTATCAGCAGACCGAAACCGGCGTTATAACTTACGACGCGGCCGACGTTATCGACATAGCGTTTATGGGCACCGAAGACGGCCTCGGGCATTACTCGCCGTTCCTGTCGTGCGCGAATGCAATTGCGACGGCTATATCGGCGCAACTTTACGGCTCGAAACTTTTCAAAAATGGCGGCATGCCGGCTTTTTTCATCGAAGGGCCGTTTCAGTCGGCGCAAGGCATACGTTCGGCCGAGGAGAACCTCGCGAACGCGACGGCCGAGGCATTCCAATCGGGCAAGCTGGCGCTTGCCTTGCCTGGTGGGCATACAGTCAAACAACTCGCAATCGACCCGGCAAAGCTTCAAATGGTCGACTTTCGCCGGTTTCTAATCGAGGAAGTCGCGCGCATTTATTCGCTTCCGCCGGTATTCCTGCAAGACCTGACGCACGGCACGTTTTCGAATACCGAACAACAAGATTTGCACTTAACGAAACACGTCATTTTGCGTTGGACCGCTCAAATCGAGGCCGAACTAAACCTGAAACTTTTTGGCCGCGACAATGGCCGCAAGCGAACAATGAAGTATTTCGAACACAACGTCGACGGACTGTTGCGCGGCGACTTTAAAACGCGAATGGACGGGATTTCAACCGGCGTTCAAAATGGAATCCTGACGCCAAACGAAGCGCGCAAGCTGGACAACCGGCCGGCGCTAACGGGCGGCGATGACCTTATGATTCAGGGCGCCACGGTTCCGCTAAAAAATCAGAAAGACGCCGCACCCGGCAAAACAAACCCGGCGCCATCGCCGGCGCCGGTTGCCGCGCCTAAGTCGAAGTAATGGTCGAATTCGTCGCCGGCCCGTCGGCGCTGTCGGTTGAAAGAAAGATTGCAAGGATAGATCGCGAGGCCGAGCGGCGCGTCGCGGCAATTTACCCGATGCAAGATCAGCTTTTTATTTTGGCGTCTATGGTCACGGCGTTAACCGGATACGGGAAGCAACTTGAAGCGGCCGGCAAGACGTCGGCCGGCTATTTGATGGCCCGCGACCGCGACCGCGCAATCGCGTTTTTGCAATGCGTTACGGAACACCGGCACGCGGCCGAGGCGCTTAAATCATATGTGCGCGCAAACCCGAGCGCCGTTCGAAGCCTGGACGTCGGGCAAGCGCACTGGTGGGAAAAAAGGAAAATTGACCATGTCGAAAACGATTGACGACCCGGCCCGCGCGCCGGCGCATGAGGTTCGCACCTTGCGTTCCGAACTTGCCGAATTCCGCGCGGAAGTTAGCGGCGATTCCGTCAAAGTTTCGGGTTATGCGTCAGTGTTCAATGAGATTGCCGACATTGGCGGATATTTTCGCGAAGTCGTGCGGCCTGGCGCCTTTACGGCGGCCCTGGAACGCGGCGACGACGCGCAATTTCTAATCGGGCACCGCGACTTGCCTTTAGCGCGCGTCGCCTCCGGAACGCTTCGCCTGACGCAAGACGACAAAGGCTTGCGCATGGAAACCGAACTAGACGCGAGCGACCCGGACGTCGCGCGCATTGTTCCGAAAATGAAGCGCGGCGACCTTACAAAAATGTCTTTCGGTTTCACGATACGGCCTGACGGCGAACAACGTTGGGTCGACAAGGGCGACGAGGAAACCGAATTGCGCGAAATTATCAGCGTCGGCCGCCTTTACGACGTGTCTATCGTGCCCGAGCCCGCCTATGCGGGCACCGACATTGCTTTGCGCAGTCTTGAAGCTTTCCGCGCCGAGCGCGGCGACGCGCCGGCCGTGCAGGCGCTCGAAGCGCGCGCGTTGTGGCGTAAAAATCAGTTGGGCCTGATGGCCCGACAAATCGGCAAGCGATCCCGCGACCGATAAACCCGGCCCTTTGGCCATCGCTCAAAATGGAGTCACCTAATGAGCCTTCTTAAAGAAAAGCGGGAAGAACTAGCCCGCGTTCACGAAGCCGCGAAAGCTAAAAACGACGAGGCGCTCGCCGCTTCGACTCCCGAGGAACGCGCACGCATTGGCGACGAAGTCGACCGCATGTTCGAAAGCTTAGACGTTATCGAAGCCGATATTCGCCGCCTGGAACGCCTTGACTCAGTCTCGCGCAATCTCGACCAGCGCGCCGCCGACGATCACCGCACCGACCAGCGCGACCGCCGGCCGAACCTCGGCGACGGCCTCGGCTCCCAACAAGGCGGCGACGACCTGCCGGATTATCGCCAAGTGTTCAACGCGGCTCTTGCTTATGGCATTGGCGGCCTGGACGCCGAGGAACGCGCCGTTTTTAACGAAAATAACGGCCTGATTCCGCTTCGCAATCTGCCACGCGAGGAACGCGCGCTTGCGGCCGGCACCGACGCCGCCGGCGGTTATACCGTCCCGCAAGGCTTTGTCCCGACCATTGAAAAGACAATGGCCGCCTGGGGCCCTATGCTTCGCCCGGACGTTATCGACCTTTTGCAAACGGACTCGGGCAATACTCTGCCTTATCCGGCCGTCGACGACACGGCGTCGCGCGGCGAGCAAGTCGCGGAAAACGCGTCGATCACTGACGACGGCGGAAACGACTTCGTTTTCGGCGAAAAGACGCTTTCGGCGTTCATGCATAACAGCGAAATCATGCGCGTTCCGCTGCAGCTTTTGACCGACTCGGCTTTCGACTTTGAAAAGCGCGTTATTCCTGAACTTTTCGGCGAACGCATGGCGCGCACGCTTAACGACAAGCTGACGACCGGCACGGGCTCGGGACAACCGCAAGGCATTGTTACCGGCGCCGGCGCCGGCGTCACTGCCGCGGCCGTTGCCGCGCTCACAAGCGACGAACTTATCGACCTGCAGCATACGGTTAACTCGGCTTACCGGAATATGCCTGGTTGCGGCTGGATGTTTAACGACACGGTTCTAAAGGGCCTTCGCAAGCTGAAAGACCTTGAAGGGCGCTATATCTGGCAACGTCCCGACATGGCGCTCGGCACGCCTGGAACGCTTCTAGATATGCCTTACTACATTAACCCGAGCATGGCCGACCCGGCCGCCGGTACGAAGCCAATCGTGTTCGGCCTGTTGAGTAAATTCATTGTTCGGCGTGTCGGTTCAAATGCGCTTTTCGTGTTCCGCGAAAAGTACATGGATAAGGGCCAATTGGGCTTTATGTCATTCGGCCGTTATGACGGCCGCGTTTTGAACACGGCGGCGATTAAAGTTCTTACGATGGCCGCCGCCTAAAGGCTCGCTAATACCGCCGGCGGGATAGTCTCGCCGGCGGCTTTTGCTTTTCAAACAAAAGGGACTCAAATGGCAGACAAACTTGTAAGCGTGAAATTTCTGCAGTCGATGGCCGTATTTTCCGGCCCGTCGCGCAATATTGGCGACGTTCGCGAAATTTCGGAAGGGGAAGCCAAGCGGCTTGCCGAAATAGAAGTAGTTAAAATTATAACGGCGGCGGCGTCGAAAAAAGCCGCGGCGGCCAAGGATTAAGGGCCATGCGTTGCGCGCGCTGGAACGGCGACCCGATTATCGAACTAGTTGACCCGCCGGCCCCTGGCGTCTTCGCGGTTGACCTGGACGACGTGAAAGGCGCGCTTCGCATTGTCGGAACGGATCAAGACGACGTTTTGACGGGTTTTATTGCGGCGGCCGTCGACCATTTTGACGGATATGCGGGCGAATTGCATCGCGCGCTTATTACGCAAGATTGGTTGGTTTCGGTTCGCGGCGCCAATGCGGAAGGCCGGATTTATGCGCCCGTCACGCCGGCGCAATCGCTAATTTCTGTCGAATATTTTGACCCGGCCGGCGACATTCAAACCGCCGACCTTGCCGATTTCACTATGACGACCCGGCCCGACCGCGCTTATATTTTTCCTGTTCGCGGCGCGACATGGCCCGCGACCGAAGCGCGCGAAGACGCGATAATGGCGACGTTTCGTTGCGGCTATGGCGCCACCTCGGCCGCCATCCCGGCGACTATTCGCCAAGCGATAATTTTGACCGTCGGGCACCTATACGAACACCGCGAAGCGTCGACCATGCTAAAACTCGAGTTCTTGCCGCTCGGCGTCGCGTCGCTTGTTTCTAAACACAAGCTATGGAGGTCGGTTTGATGGAAAAAAATATTTCGCGTCGAATTCGTTTTACTTCGCCGCAAGAACGCCTGGTCCCTGTCGGCCGCGGCTTTATCAAGCTTCTGCCGGGCTGGTCGGGCCCGGTTAAAAGTGAAGTTGCGGATTTCGCTATAGCGAAGGGCTGGGCCGTTGAAGTGTTCCGCGATGGCGAGCCGCCGGCGCATGACACGGCGCCCGAAACCACGCCGGCGCTTGAAGTGTTCACACACGAACCGGCCGCCGACGAACCGCTCGCCGACTTCGAGCCTGAACCGCCGCGGGAAACTTTCGAAGGTTCCGAATAGATGTCAGGCGGCGAACTAAATAGGCTGGTTACGGTTCAATCTCGGCAAACTGAATTTGATATTTACGGAAACGACGCGGCCGAGACATGGGCCGACGTTATCGCAAGCGAGCCGGCGGCTATTCGGCCTTTGCGCGGCGGCGAATCCGTCATAGCCGCGAAACTGCAATCGACCGGGCTTGTTGAAATCAAAGTGAGATATTCCGAGCGCACTTCGCAGATCAATGAGGCGCACCGCCTGGTAAACACGCGCACGCCGGCCGAAGTCTATAACATTCGCTACATTGAACAGCCCGACCAGCGCGGGCGCTATCTGGTGCTGACGTGCGAGCGCGGCGTCGCGCATGGCTAGGAAAAGCTGGACGCCTAACCCGGCTTTTAAAACGCGCGTTGCGGCGCTCGCTAGGGCGGTTCCGGCCGAGGCTGAAAAGGAAATAACGCGGGCGCTTCGCGAAAACGGCGAGGAAGCTTCCGCAAGGATCAAGCGCGACGCGCCCGTCGACGACGGCGCTTTGCAAATGTCTGTTAGCTGGTCATTTGGCGACCCGCCGGCCGGCGTGATGGGCGCCGGCGATAATCCCGAAAACCAGACGATTCCGCGTCACTTGCGAATCTCAATTTTTGCCGGCGGCAAGAAGGCACCGCACGCGCATTTGGTTCATAATGGAACCGCCGAGCGCGTGCGCAAAGATGGCCGCTCAACCGGCGTTGCACCGCCGCAACCGTTTTTTTGGCCGAACATACGTTCGCTTAGGCGCCGCTTTAAAAGCCGAATTACTCGCCGCGCGAACGTGGGGCTTAAGAAGGGGGCTAAGACATGACGCACCCGGCCTTGCCGCTTCAAGCGGCTATGTTTACCGCGCTTTCAAATGACGCCGCGTTGCAGGCCATCGCCGGCGGCGTTCTGGTTTTCGATTCAACGCGTTCCGACGACTTTCCGCGGTTGCAGATCGGCGACGACGACGTGACTTTGCAAAGACTGGATTGCGGCGACGCCTATTTGATAGACTCGCGCGTGCGCGCCTTTTCGCGGGCCGTCGGTAAGATTGAGGCTAAGCAGATCGCGGCGCGCGTTCGGTTCGTCTTGTCGGCCGTCAGGGGTTTCACCGTTCCCGGCTTCAAAATGAGCGCCGGTTATTGCGAGTCCTATCGACTTTTCGAAGACGCCGACGGCCTAACAACGGCCGTTGAAATAAATTTGCGCTATCGCCTCACATGATTGACGAAACCGACCCGGCCGTCGCGCTTCAAGCCGCCATGTTTGCGGCCTGCACAAATAGCGCCGCGCTGCAGGCAATAGCCGGCGGCGTTCGGGTTTTTGACCGCGTGTCGGTTTCTGTGTTTCCGTTTGTTCGGATTGGCGAAGACTTGGTTTCGCCCGACGATTCCGCTTGCGGTTCGGTTTCGGAAGTCTTTTCGACGGTTCGCGCTTATTCGCGCCGGCCGGGCCTGGTCGAAGTCAAACAAATAGCGGCCGTCTTGCAAGACTTGCTCGACATGCGCACGGGCGACCTTGACGTCGACGGATTCCGGCTAGTTGTCGGGAATTGCGAGGGGGTAAGTTTTGAACGTCACGCCGACGGCCTGACGACGCAAGCGATTGTAAATTTTCGCTATCGCCTGGCGCCCGTTGCCACGTCGCGCGATTATGCGGCCGCCGGCGAACTCGGCGAACTGGTCGGCGCCGCCTCGGCCGCCGTGAAGATTAAGGCGACCGCCTCGGCGACGCTCGGCGAATTGACGGGCTCGGCCTCGGCCGTTGTGTTTATCTCGGCCTCGGGCGACGTCACGCTCGGCGAATTGACGGGCTCGGCCTCGGCGGCCGTAAAAATCAAGGCGACCGCCTCGGCGACGCTCGGCGAACTGGTCGGCGCGGCCTCGGCCGTTGCGCCAATCAAGGCGACGTCGGCCGCGACGCTTGGCGAACTGACCGGCGCCGCCTCGGCGTCTATCGCAATCAAGGCGACCGCCTCGGCGACGCTCGGCGAACTGGTCGGCGCGGCCTCGGCCGTTGTGCCAATCAAAGCGACCGCGGCCGGCACGCTCGGCGAATTGACCGGCGCCGCCTCGGCGGCCGTAAAAATCAAGGCGACCGCCTCGGCGACGCTCGGCGAATTGGTCGGCGCGGCCTCGGCCGTTGTGCCAATCAAAGCGACCGCGGCCGGCACGCTCGGCGAATTGACCGGCGCCGCCTCGGCGGCCGTAAAAATCAAGGCGACCGCCTCGGCGACGCTTGGCGAACTAACCGGCGCCGCCTCGGCCGTTGTGCAAATCAAGGCGACCGCGGCGGCGACGCTCGGCGAATTGGTCGGCGCGGCGGCTATCGCTGGCCAGCCGGCGGCCGAACTGGTCGGCGAAGGCGCGCTCGGCGAATTGACGGGCTCGGCCTCGGCGGCCGTAAAAATCAAGGCGACCGCCTCGGCGACGCTTGGCGACCTGGTCGGCGCGGCCTTGGCGTCGATCACGACGCCGGCGACGGCGGCCGCGCCTAGCGTTGTGTGGGCGGCCTTTACTAGCGGTTCTGGTACATACGACATGAGCGGCCAAGACATTGAAGAAGGCGACGTTATACTTATGGTGACGATCGGGCCGTATATAAATACTGCGACCTACGGAAACCATTCCGTTCAATACGACGGCTGGACGCTCATCTATACAAATGGGTCAAGTTCAAACGCCACAACGCTCAGTTATCGGATAGTTGACGCGGCTTATTTGCTTGTGCTTGATGGCGCTCGCTCTGGTAACGGCGCCGCTACGCAAATGAATTGGTGTGTCCGTGGCGCTGACCTTGCACAGTTTGCGGCGACGGACATGGGCGGGTATCTGAAAATTGCCGATGCAACTGTCTCAACATATGGAAACACCGGAACCAATATCGACACAGCCACCGGAACCGTTGACGTTGCCGACTCGCTCATTCTTTCGCTTGGTGTCACTAAGTTGGGTTATTTGGCTAAGACTGCACCAGCGGGATACACAATCGACGCACAAGGTACGGCGGGCGGGAAGTCGGGCCACATTGCCAGCAAGGCAGGGCCGGCGGTCGGAACAGAAAACCCCGGCACATGGTCAGGCGGGAACACAGGCACCTTTAGGGGCTATACGCTCGTGATTGCGCCGCTCTAATTAATTCCAAAAAATCACGCCGTTGGGGCGGATAAAACGAAGGTGAATCAAATGGCTTTAAAACTATCTGCAGCCGTGCGGAACGCGCGCCTCGACGCAATCGAAACGGCAATCGGCACAAGCGCCAAACTGAAACTTTTCGGCGGCACAATTCCGGCGAACGTCGCGGCCGCTGACGCGGGGTCGCCGCTTGCGGTTCTTACCCTGCCTTCCGATTGGCTGGCCGCGGCCGCGGCCGGCGTTAAGGCGAAGTCGGGCACCTGGCAAGACCTAAGCGCCGACGCGACCGGCACCGCGACGCATTATCGTGTTTATGCGTCAGACGGCACAACTTGCCACCTGCAAGGCACCGTGACGGCGACCGGCGGCGGCGGCGATATGCAAGTCGACAATACGTCAATTGCAACCGCCCAAAATATCGAAGTTACGGCTTATTCGCTGACCGACGCGAACGCCTAATAATCCGGCCTCGGCCGGCGCCCATTTCAAAAACTTGCGCGCCCTGGGCAGGCGCTTTCTAATAAATGGAGTCCTGAAATGCCTACACCAGTAGACGAAATCGGCTTCGATGGCCTTATAATTGCCATCGGCGACGCCGCCGACCCGGAAGTTTTTACCGCGCGTTGCAGTATGAATAACTCGCGTTCATTCAACCGCTCGGGCGAAACCAAAACCCGCGTTATTCCTGATTGCGATTCGGATGCAACGCCGGGCTTTGTGAACACATACGTTACCAGCCTGTCGGCCGAGGTTTCCGGCTCGGGCGTCATGGAACGGGCCGACGGCGCGTTTTTCTCCGCCTGGTGGGCAACCGGCGAGTCGAAGAATATCGAAGTCATTGTCGGCGACGTGTCGAACGGCGGCGAAAAGCATAGCTTCGCGGCGCGCCTGACGTCTTTCAACATTAGCGCCGAGCGTAACGACGTTATTAACGCCGAAATCACGCTCGCGTCGCACGGCCCTGTAACAACGGCCGCGCTCGCATAAAATGACGAATAGGGACTCATTCGTTAGAACTGACGGCGTTCACACGGGCTATTTTGCCGGTGAGCGTCGTCAATTTGCGTTGCCTTTGTTTGGCGAACTTCGCACCTTGCAAGACCGTCACGACATGGGCCCGCTAGGCTTTGTGCAGCTATTCCAAAAGGGCCTATGGAAAAGCGACCATATAGTCGACGTTATCAAGTTCGGATTAATCGGCGCGGGCACACCCGAAAAAGACGCCGACGAACTAGTGCGCGAAGTTATTCGCTCGGGCCGGCTTTTGCAGTACGCCGGCCTTGCGCATGAAATAATGTTAGTAACGCTCGGCCCGCTCGAAGACGACGAGCCCGAGCCCGCAAAAAAAAAGCCGCGAAAAGCGCCGGCCAAAAAGGCCTAGCGATAGGGCCTAAAGGGCAAATGCCTTTTAAGGCTATGATAGGCGGCGTTGCTCAAATGGGTTTCGGAATTTCTGAAATGCGCACCTGGTCGCTGTGGGAATATCGCGCGCTAGTCGAAGGCTTTAACGCCGCGAACGCGCCGCCCGAGGAAACCAGCGACGACGCGCCGCCGATTGAGGCGCACCGCTCGCAAGTCGCAAAACTGAAAGCGCAAGGGGTTCTAAAATGAGTGAACGACTCTTATTGGCGCAAGTTAGTGTCGACATAACCCGGCTTGAACGGGCCATGAAACGCGCCGGCGTTGTGACCGAGCAAGCGGCCGGCCGAATGGAACAAAAATGGGAAAAGTCGACGCGGCGCATGTCCGCTTCGTCTGACCGTTTTTCCCGTGACGTTCGCCGCTTTGTTGCCGGCACCGCCGTTGCGCTCGCCGGCCGGGAGTTGATTTCTTACGCTGACCAGTGGACTCAGTTGGGAAATAAGGTTGCGGCCGCTGGCGAAGTCTCGAAAATGCAAGGCCGCGGGTTGCTGGAACTCGGCAAAGACGCCGCCGCGGCGCGTTCGAAAGTCGAGCCTTATGTCGACCTATATTCGCGCCTGTTGCGTGCGTCGGAAGGCGTCGCGAAAAGCGAAGCGGAAGTAGCCAAGGCAACGGGCCTTGTTTCGAAAGCTTTCGCCGCGGGCGGCGCGACGGCCGCGGAGGCTTCCGGCGGCATTCTTCAGCTTGGGCAAGCCCTTGGATCAGGCCAGCTTCAGGGCGATGAATTACGGGCGTTGAAGGAATCCGCGCCATTGGTCGCGAAGGCGATTGCCGATAGTCTCGGCGTATCGGTTGGCGCGCTTAAAAAGTTGGGCGCCGAGGGCAAGCTTACGAGTAAAGTCGTGTTTAAGGCGCTTCTTGAAGCCGAGGATATGATCGAAGGCGCTTTTGGCGTGACGCTTCCCGTTGCGACCGGCGCGGCCTCAATTGCCTTTGACCAGCTAGGCCTCAAAATCGGGAAGTTTCTTGAAGATTCGGGGCAGGTTCGCGCCGGTTCGGAAGCCCTGGCGTCGGTTATTGACTTCGTTGCCAATAATTTGGAAGCCTTCGCGAGCGCAACAATTATTGCCGGCGCGGCGCTTTCTGGAGCGCTCGGCGCGCAAGTGTTGCTTGCGACATATAACGGATTGATTGCCATAACCGGCGCGACCCGCGGTTTTGCCGCGGCAATGCTCTTGCTTCGCGCCGCGTCGGCGTTTCTTCTCGGCCCGGCTGGCATAATTATAGCCTTTGCAGCACTTAGCGCCGGCCTCGCCGCGGTTGTTATTCACGCAAAAAAGGCGGCCGACGAATTCGACGATTTGCGCACTGCCGCGACGACGGCCGGCTCGGCGCTCAAAACGTTCACCGAAACGGGTTCGCCTACAATTCTGCAACAACAAGCCGTCGACCTGTCCGCGATCAAGGAACAATATTACGGCATAGCGGCGGCCGCCATCGCCGCGGCCGAGGCGGAAAAGGAGCGCCGAGTTGAGGCGCTCCTCGCCGAGCGCCAACGCGCCTCGGACGGGCTTGGCGAACTGGAAAAGCGACGCGGAAATAGAAACCTTAAGCGCGCCGGCAATCTGGAAAAGCGCCAAGGGCTAGACCGCGACATAGAACTCGCGCGAAACCTGCTTAACGAATACGACGCCGCAATCGCGGCCGCGGCGAACACGGCGATTCCATCTATTGCCGACCAATTGGCGAGCGGCGCTAAATCGGGCGGCGGCGCCGATTCCGGCCTCGGCGACGTTCAAAAGCAATTAATAAAAAGTCTGCAAGACGCATACAACGAAGCGACCGAATCCGAGTCGCAACAAATCAAGCGCGTTTATGCGGAACGCTTGGCCGCCATTGACGGCGCGAAGCTTTCGCAATCTGTCGCTGACGAAG